TTCTATCTGCCTCCATAAAAGCATCGAAGTTGTGATTAGTATAGCCACGCATTGGCCCTGCAATATAAATGTTTAGTTTGTCCATAAAAGCTCCTTTCAATAGCTCCGGGGGGAATCGAACCCCCATGCCGTTAGGCGGCGGATTTTAAGTCCACTGCGTCTGCCTGTTCCGCCACGGAGCCATACCTCAGTGAGTCTCAGACCAGTTCTTACCGATCTTATACTCAGCTGCGATAGGTATATTAATAGCCAGCCGTTCCCCTGCGTCTGTGGCGCAGGATGTGACTAGCTTACCAATGTTGTCGGCTTCTGTAGGACAAACTGCATACTGTAGTTCGTCGTGTACATAAGCCATCTGATGGGCCTTACCGGGGTAAAGCTTGTTCAGTTTGTGATTAGCAAGAACCATCCAGTACTTGCTTACGATAGCGCCACTACCCTGTAGTAGCGTATTGAGCGCAGCATGTTCTGACCTAACTGGAACCTTGCGACCATCGGGCAAGATGACTGCGTTGTGCTTTAGTGCATGATATCTCACTTCCTCTTGTACTTTGGCAAGCGCAGGAATCTCCTTTTGGAACTTGTCCCGTAGCCTAGCGGCCTGATTCACGCTGCAATTAAGTACTAGAGAAATCTTTTTATCACCCGCTCCATAGAGATATGCATAGATAAAAGACTTAGCAAGTGCTCTTGACTCAATGCCTGCTGCCTTCTGATTATAAGTATGAATGTCACCGTTAAGGAGAACATCGGCATATTTGCCATTGTCATACTTGTGCATGAAGTGTGCAAGCATTCGGAGTTCAAGACCAGATAGGTCAGAACCTAGCTGTACATAGCCTTCGTATGGAATCCACAGTTCTCTGGCACGGTGGTCGCCACTCACCTGTGCAATGTTGGGTTCGCTGTGGGTGCATCTACCTGTAGCTGCACCCTGAGCATTTACATAACCGTGAATGTTACTGTCACGGGAACTTGATGCCCTGCTGTTCCAATCTTCTACCATACCCATAAGCTTGACTAGATCAAAGTACTTGACCAGTTCTTTTGCTTCTGGATAATCTAGAGCAGCTAGCACAGACTCGTCTACCTTGGGATTACCCTTGTCAGTTTCGGGTGGAACCCATCCATACTTTTCTGATAGACGCTCTGCAATCTGCTTACGAGAACCGGGGTTGAAGGTTTCGATCTTTGGTTTGAGATCCTTACCTGTCTTCTCAGACTTGCGGTAATGAATCTTGTCGGGGAATATAGCCCTCATCCTATCCTCCAGCTCAGCTTTCTCCTGTAGTAGAGAGACATATAGTTTTTCCCCATTGACAATATCGTAACCAAAACCTCGCTCGGTTTGCTGTGCAAGAATCTCGGATACCATGTGTTCAAACTGGAATACCTTTAGATTCTCTTTGGCAAACTTAGATTGATGCCGGAAGATATTGCAGCCAAGTTTTACATCTTGAATACAATACTCAAGCATCTCATCTGAAAACTCAGACCAGCCTCCAGTATAGTCAATCTTGTGATTGCCTAGATACTTTCCCCAGCACTCTAGAGAGTTGCCGCCTAAGGGGTGGTTATTACGGTCTGGATACATTATCCTAGATACCACTAGTGTATCGAAGAACCCATGCTTTGGTCGCTTAAGGTTGCCAAGAAGTCTTCTGATTACGGGGATATCAAAGGATAGAATGTTATGGCCGATGATTAGATCAGCAGTGTTTAGATAATCAACCAGTGTGTGCATGTTAGACTGAGTGAATGTCTTGACTTCCTGAGTGTCTGCGTTCATAACGACAGCGCACCAGATAGTTGAGACTTCCTTGGTTGGCCCCTTGTTTGTAAGAGTAACTTCTCCCAAGCCGTCTGCTTCAATATCAATCACTAGTCTAATCATATCATACCTCCGTGGTTGGTTCAAACACTACTTCACCGTCATCGTTAGTGGCAAACCCAATCTCGGTGAGTCTACCTGTATTGTGATCGTAATAGAGCGCGGTCGCAACACCTGCTCTACCAGTCAGTCTATTCTTGAGAACACGAACCATAGTGGTATTGGCAATACGGTCATCACTGTTTTGCCTATCGCGTTCCAAAGCTACAACTGTATTAGGTACGCTAGCAAGTGCGCCTGAACCACGCAGATCTTGTAGCGTAATACGATCACCCTCCTCATAAGCTTTGTCTGTCTTCTTGAGCTGTGACACAATGTCAATGTGTACACCTGTTCGGACAGCCAATGCTCTGAGTTCTTTCATAAGGTTGTCGATAATGATTCGCTCCGAATTACCACCATCAACATCCTTGTCTGACATGCCCATAAGACCCGCTGCCGCAGCAGTGATATGGTCTAGGACAATGACATCTACCTTAAGAGACACTGCCATGTATTCCATTCTAGCAAGTAGATTGGACATGGCGTTGTTACCGAGATGGTCGTAAATATAGAAACTTGTCTTACCGAGATGTTCCTTTGCCTGACCATACTCTGTGTCTGATAGGTTGTCAATGATACTCATATGTATGGGATTTTTACCAAGCTTAACACGGAGTTCGTTCATCATGCGAGATGCACGGATAGCTCGTACTGGCTTGTTAATAATCAACGAGATCATATCATCCATTGTTTCTTGCGGGGATTCTTCCAACATGATAGCACCAACAGAACGGCCTTCGTCCAAGTGGTGCATCATAAGTTCACGAAGAATAGTAGACTTACCTGAGCCAGTACCGCTGGCCCACAGTGTAATCTCTCCCGACCGTTGGCCGATAAGATACTCAGACAAAGCATCGAATGGGAAAGGATAAACCCTGACGGCATCCAGTTCTTCCATTGTGTTGATGATTTGAGAGACATGAAGAATCTCATCGGGAGAATATGGCTGTGCTTCCCATAGGGCAGTCACCACAGCCTTGCCTTGGTTGTTGGCAAGACACTCGTTAGCGTCCTTGAAAGGAAGCTTAGCAATCTTGCACTTACCGGGCGGTAGAATCTCAGCTACCTCTAGTGCTGCTTTCTGACCGGGATCATCCATGTCAAAGCATAGCACGATTTCATTATAAGAGTTAACAAACTCTAGGTTGTCTTTGATAGACTTGACTGCCGAAGCAGCGCCATTAGGCAGGGAGACAACGGCCCAAGTATATCCCATAAGTTGAGCAACTGTCATGCAGTCAATCTCGCCCTCGGTAATAATAAGACGCTTGTTGTTACCCTTCCACAGATGCTGACCAAACAGTTCTACATTCTTAGCTTCACCCTTCCAAGCAAACTGCTTGTTAGGGCCACGGAGATGCTGCCCTGCTAGTACCCCATCTCTGTAATAGTTAGCAATCTCTACAGTCTTACCATTGATAACAGCTGTCTGATAGCCATACATGCGACAAGCTTTTTCTTCTACACGGCGATGAGCAAGCTCTACAACTGACCCAAGTATAGGCTTCCAATCTTTTTTAACAATAGGTTCTTCTTGCATAGTGTGTCCTTCCTTGGGAATAAAGTGTTGACACTTGAAGCAGTAGTAATTCTTTTCATACTCTGCCAAGTTATCATTATGTTTATCGTTACCATTTGCCTTGCACTTTGGGCAAGGATGTTTACCGATGAATGTTGACATGCTTTCCTTTGAATAGTTGGATGATTGTGCTTCTTATCTCGTCGCGTTTATCAGTCAGTTTATCGTAAGCCTTTTGAGTAGCGTTACCATCCGTTTCCATGCGCCCGATCTTAAAACTGATATCAGCGTACTCATATATAAGCGCTTCAAATTCACTTACTGTCACCCTTAGTTCCCTTCTTTTTCTTGCCAAAGATCTTATCGTAGTTCTCACGATACTTCTTCATGTCTACTGGTCTATAGGCATCGCCTTTGCCAGCACCATGAGTAATACTTTTCTTCTTAGCCATACTGATATTCTCCGTTTTCATTTGAGTAAACAATACGATCAAACACTTGAGAACACCACGGCATACAGAACTTGCAGGGCCGGGACATTCCAAGCTTACCTGTCTTACTTATCCTGAAGTTAAACAGAACCAGTTTATCCAACGGGGTCTTTATCTTTCTGAACGCATCCAACTCAGAGTGCAAGTAAGGATACATATATCCATACTCTACTGTCTTTGGGTGGGTCTTCCAATTGTTAGTACCAATAGCAACAAGCTGGTTCTTTCTAACAATCAAAGACACATGCGCTTTATCTCTGTCAATTGTTTCTGCAATCTTGAATGCCAAGTGTTCCCATTTATCCGTCATACTTCATCAGTGCCTTCCAACTATGCGGGAACAATTGCCTAGCCACTAGATCCACACCTTCAGCAATCTCCTGAGTCTCAGCCTGAGAGTGGCTATCGAGGCGCAGCGTAGCCATCCTAGCCCAAGCATACAGAGAACCAGTCCAGATCCACTCGGTCATAGTACCCTGTGGCAGAATGGCTCTAGCCTGCTCAGGGCAAACACCGTCAGCAATCATTTTATTGTAAAGAGAAAAACAGGATTTAGCAACGGCATTAAAATCAACAAGCAACTCGTAAGAGTTACTTACAAATTCGTTACTAGATCCTTGCTTGATAGATCCTTCAGGCGCTTTACGAAAGCCTATAGGGTTCCAAAGGCTGGGCATATCTGTGATGTAACGACGAGAAACTTCATTCCATGAAAACCCCACTTGATGCTTCATCAGTTGACGAGCAACAAAGATGGGGGCCATTACACGGAACTTGATAAAGCAGTGGGCAAAGGGTGACCAGTGATTATGCTTTGCAAGATACTGGATTAGCTTAGCATCCTTCTCTTCAAACTTAGTAACTCGCTTGCCAAAAGATACACGGGCTGCGTCTGCAACAGCAGCATCATCACCCATGTGTTCAATATATTCTATAAACATCTAAGCCTCCTTAATAACTAAGGGGCTATTGCTAGCCCCCCAGTCTACTTCTTTTTCTTGTCCCGTTGCTCACTAACTCCTAGTATGAAGTAACCTTCAGAGCCTTTTTCAGCCCATTCTTTTGTCACATGCATAGCTATGATTTGTTCATCGTCTTCCCATAACTTCCCGTTCATAACATCAAACACTGCTTTAGTGTAGTTGTCGATGTCTGCCCGTGGATATTTCTTTTCGGTTGACTTGGGGCGTTTGACATATAACTCTAAAGAAATAGCAATCGGAGTAGTTATCAGTTCTCTTTCTGTACCGATTACTGAGTAAACTATCTCCGATGCTTTTTCTCTAAAGTCTTTGTAAGCCCCTGTATAGTAAGCACCCCACTTACCAACGCGGGGTCTAGAAGCAGCAACGGGAGATATATCGAATCTCCATTCCATTGCTGCCTCCTAGTTAGAACGGTAGTTCTTCGTCTTCAGTTTCTTCAACAACTACAGCGGCTGGCTTAGTAGCAGCCGCAGCCTTGGGGCTAGTAAAGCCACCGTCAACTGCGCTAAAACCAGACGAACCGACTGAGTTGTTGTTTTCATTGCGCTCAATAATCTGAACACCATTAAGGTAGAAGCTAAGTGACTTGTCTCTAGCAACGATAGCAGGAGCAAGCTTAAGCTTTACCTTGTCACCACCAAAGGCAACGATGTCAGTTTCCTGAGCATTGGCATCTACACACGGGAACTTACCCGCTTCGACATGAAGACGGCTCTTAGTCTTAAGATAGGTCACGCCTTCCTTCTCGTAGATTCCATTGATCTTCTTGGCTCCAGACTTCTTCAAAACATCCTGAAGTTTAGCCTTTAGTTTCTGATCCATAACAACAGTGATGTTGTGATTGGCAGAAGCTTCACCAAACGCCGTATCCGGCTTGAGTAGGTTAGACCACTTGCACTCAAGGGTTTCAGTAACAAACTGGGGGAGCTTCTTGAGTTTAGCTGGCTGATTCATTAGTATCATTCTCCTTGTTAATAGCAGCGTTGATGTTAGCGATCTGGTTATTCAGATCAAGAGTAATTTGATTGAGAGCGGTTGCAATGACATTGAGATAGGCGATTACGCTATCAGCAGCAATTGACTGCTTTGGCATTTGCATTGTCTCTGTTGCGGTTGTTTCAGTTTCCATTATTGATTCCTCCTTTCTTACTGACCTTATCAGTAGCCCCAGCTATAGGGCTAGATTTACCAATCATTGTAGTAAACAATACCGTTGGCTGTCTCAGAGTCAAGTACTTCAACAGCGGTGATATTGGGCAGTTTGCAAATTGCTTTGATGATATCTACACTAGAGTAATTAATACAGCGACTAACAACCCTAGCAATATCTTCGGAGTTGTAAAAGTCTTTCAGTTCTTTTTCAGCTCGCCATACACGAATCACAAGACCTTCGTGTACAATTCTAAACATTGATTCTTGGAATTTAATATGGCTTCTTTTAGAACCAAAGCCACACATACTAAAGTTTTCAAATATCATATATTCATAAGCTCCAGATAAGGATGTCCGTCAATTACAACACCACAAGAAATGACGGGCTTCTTAATATAGTTGGCTCCATACTGCATGG